GGTATGAGGATACAAAAATCAAGTTTACAATCGATGGGGGTGAAGTAATTTTAACTGAGGCGGATTGACTTCTTATAGATAATATTGTATGATATGAATGTACATGAGTATTGAAAAATGGCCAAGGGTTTTACCGTAAAAGCAAAGGCACCAGTTGCCTCACAGACTACACAAGAATGGGACTATAATTTAGCAAAAGAAATGGTGAGAGGAAAATCCATTGTCTTTTGTTTACCTGGAAGAGGAGTCTCATATACCTATCTAAAAAACTTTGTACAACTTTGTTTTGACATTGTACAATCTGGAGCAAGCATCCAGATCTCGCAAGACTATTCATCAATGGTAAACTTTGCAAGATGCAAATGTTTAGGTGCGAATGTACTGCGTGGACCTGATCAGATTCCATGGGACGGCAAACTGAATTATGATTGGCAACTTTGGATTGATTCTGACATCGTTTTCAACACTGAAAAGTTCTGGCAACTTATTCTGATGGATAAGGACATTGCTTCTGGTTGGTACGCTACAGAAGACGGTCATACAACTTCAGTGGCACACTGGTTGGATGAAGATGATTTTAGAGGTAATGGTGGTGTAATGAATCATGAAACAGTCGATAGCATCTCAAAGCGCCGCAAACCATTCACTGTTGATTATGCAGGATTTGGTTGGCTTTTGATTAAGAATGGAGTCTTTGAGCACCCAGAGATGAAGTATCCATGGTTTGCTCCAAAAATGCAAGTCTTCGAATCTGGACAAGTTCAAGACATGTGTGGAGAAGATGTATCATTCTGCCTTGATGCAAAAGAAGCAGGATTTGAAATTTGGTGTGATCCACGTATCCGAGTCGGTCACGAAAAAACAAGAATCATTTGATACAATGGCAGAAACTTACAGTATTCTTTGTAAAGGGCGTAGAATTTATAGTTTACTCACAGAAGAAGAATATTTCAATATAATGGAAGACCTGTCGATACAATTCTATCAGACAGGTTCTCCAAGACCTGAAGATCTTGAAACTGAAATTTTAACGGAGAATCAATTATGGCAACAAAAGCAAAAGGTGGATTAAGTAAGAATAGTTCTTATAATCCTGGTCCACCTAAGAAGTCTCGTCAAGGAGATGGATATGGTACTAAGTACGCTGCGTCTTCTCGTAATAAAGCACGTAAGAAGTATAGAGGGCAAGGTAAGGGATAATGTATTACTTAGAGTGTGATGATGAATGGAATCAAATACATCCATCAGACCTCTGGATTTATAATAAATTATTTTTAAGTCGGTGTTTAGGTTATACTTGTGGTCCTGCTGGGACTACAGTTCCTAAACCCGACTTTTATATTGTTCGTCCATCCTTTAATTTGTTTGGAATGAGTCGTTTTGCTCGTGTAGAATGGATAGAAAAGTCTACAGATGACATACACCCTTCCGAGTTCTGGTGTGAAATCTTCAAAGGTGAGCATTTAAGTGTCGATTATCATAATCAACAGCATGATATGACAGTATTAGGAATTAGAAATGAAGAGAATCCTATCTATAAGTGGGATAGATGGGAAAAGATTGATAAAAAAATAGAATTTCCTGACATTTTAAAGAATTTAAAGAAAAAATATGAATGGATAAACTGTGAATTCATTGATAGTAAGTTAATAGAAGTTCATTTTCGAAGAAATCCCGATTTTAGATATGGGAATTCGATTGCAGTTCCTGTATGGGAGGGTGATGAGGATATAAATTTTAAAAATATGAAGTATATTGAAGATTCTGATTTTAAAAGGAGTGGTTTTTGGATAAAATAAATATATTTTTTGTAAAAACCAAATTGGAAAAGCACTCAATGGGAAAGCACCTTCTCTTAGAGGTGTATGATGTTGATTTTTCTTTAATCAATGACAGTACTTCTCTTCAAAATGCCATGATTAAGGGAATAAATCGTGCAAAAATGACGATTTTGAATACATTTTCCCATTGTTTTCTTCCTCAAGGATGCACAGTTGTTATAGCATTAGCAGAAAGTCATGTTTCTTGTCATACATGGCCTGAAAATGGTTGTCTTGCAATCGATGTCTATACCTGCGGAGATGGAAATCCTAAATTAATTGCTCTTGAACTCTTAAAATACTTAAATTCTGATACTTATTCACTTCGTGAAATAGATCGTTAAATAGAAATAAGGAGATAGCAACCTCCGTTATAAAAGTTCTGTTTTATTCATTAAAACAGGAGCTAAAATGTCCAATTTACCAGTTGATAGAAATTCAAATTATATGAGAGAAATGTGGGGAACTACTCATCTCATTACTGATTATGAAAATGTACAACCAAAAAGGGTGATTCAAGAAGTTATGCACGATCTTGCACCTAAGCATGACTTAAAAAAACAACAGGAATTGCACGAAAAAATTCGTAATGATGATGATTATGATGATTGGGAATATGGAACTGATGCGGTTTATGGTTCTTCATGGAAGTGAACATAAATAATCCAAGAAATTTCTTATCCAATGGCAGTAACACGAATATCTAGATCATTCAAAGATATTAGTCTGTCTTTTGAACCACATCCTGTAACCAAAGATTTGCCCGTGTTAATTAACGGACGGGCAATTATCCGATCTGTTCGTAATTTAGTTGAAACTATACCTACAGAAAGATTTTTTAATCCTACTATAGGATCAAATGTTAGAAGTAGTTTATTTGAATTTGTTGATTATGCAACTGCTGATGTAATTAAAGATCAAATTATTGAAGTTATTAATAATTATGAACAAAGAGTTACTAATGTAATTGTTCAAGTTGATCCAATACCAGATCTTAATGAATTTGAAATCACTATTACATTTGAAATTATCGGACAAGAAATTCCAGTACAACAATTTTCATTCATATTAGAGGCAACAAGATAAAATGCCTTTCACCAAATTTACAAATCTAGATTTTGACCAAATAAAAACTTCAATCAAAGATTATCTCCGTGCTAACTCTACATTTACGGACTTTGATTTTGAAGGATCTAATTTTTCTGTCTTAATTGATACTCTAGCGTATAACACATATATTACAGCATTTAACTCAAATATGGTGATAAATGAATCCTTTTTGGATTCAGCAACTGTGAGAGAAAATGTAGTTTCTCTTGCAAGAAATATTGGATACGTTCCAAGTTCTAGAGCCTCTGCAAGTGCTAATGTATCATTTACTGTAACTGTACCACCAAATAGTTACCTCAGCGATGGTACTCCAGTTTATACTCCAACAGTTACTCTGCAATCAGGACTTGTCTGCACAGGTTCAGTAAAAGGAACTTCCTATGTATTTTCTACTCCAGAAAATATCACAGTTCCAGTTGTAAATGGTGTAGCAACATTTAGTAATATTGTAATCAAAGAAGGAACTTTTCTTACCAAAAAGTTCACTGTCAATGCATCTTTAGATCAAAAATTTATACTTGATAACTCTTTTATTGATACTTCTACAATTAGAGTCTATGTAAAAGGTTCTAGTGACAGTGGATTGGGAATAAAATACTCTTTGGTAGATAATATCTTTGGAATAAATTCAAATTCTCAAATCTTTTTAATTCAAGAAGTACAAAATGAAAAATATCAACTTCTTTTTGGTGATGGAATATTTGGACAAAAACCTGAAAACGGAGCAATAATCACTAGTAATTATATTATAACAAGTGGAAAAGATGGTAATGGTGTAGAGACATTTTCCTTTGCAGGATCTTTAAGAGATGCTGATGATAGAAATGTAATACCACAAAATACCATCAATGTGATTACAAATCAAAGATCTCAAAATGGATCTAATATTGAAACACTAGACTCAATTCGATACTTTGCTCCAAGATTATATGCATCTCAGTATAGAGCAGTAACTGCAAGTGATTATGAAACCATTATTAAATCTAAAATATATGAAAACGCAGAGTCAATTTCTGTGATTGGTGGAGAAGAATTAACACCACCACAATTTGGAACTGTATTAGTCAGCATAAAACCAAAAAATGGTACATTTGTTTCAGATTTTGATAAGGAAAATATACTCGCAAAGTTAAAGCAATATAGTGTTTCTGGAATTAATGTAAAAATAATAGACCTTAAGATTCTTTATGTAGAAATTGAGTCTTATATTTACTATAATGAAAGTCAGGTTTCAAGTTCTTCCGACTTAAAGACTAGAGTAAATAATTCACTTATAAAGTATTCTGAGTCTGTAGATTTGAATAAGTTTGGCGGAAGATTTAAATATAGTAAACTTTTGCAAGTTATAGACAATACTGATACTGCTATTACTTCAAATATAACAAGAGTTAGAGTAAGAAGAGATTTAAAGGCACTTATAAATCAACAGGCACAGTATGAAATATGTTTTGGAAATCAATTCCATGTAAATCAGTATGGATATAATATTAAATCAACTGGTTTTAAAATTTTAAATGAACTCGATACTGTTTATTTCAGTGATGTTCCTAATTCTGATGGTAAAACTGGTGTAATTGCTATCGTAAAACCAACAACAGAATCTAATACAGAAGACCCGACAAATACTTCTCTACAACCATATGTTATTGTACAATCTGCGGGAGTTGTTAATTATGAAACTGGTGAAATAACTATTAATACTATTACAATAACATCAACTGTAAAAGATAGTGATATTATTGAGATACAAGCATATCCTGAGTCAAATGATGTTGTTGGTTTAAAAGATCTTTATGTGTCTTTTGACATTTCAAAAAGTCAAATAAATATGGTAAAAGATACTATTGCATCTGGTGAGGATATTTCTGGTGTTGTCTTCACAAAAAATTCTTATCGCTCAAGTTATTCAAACGGGAGTTTAACGAGGTCATAATATGGTACAGAATGGTTTCGAATCAAGGGTAAAAGTACAGCAAATAATTGATAGTCAATTACCAGAATTTATTTTAGATGAAAGTCCAAAAGCATCTGAATTTTTAAAGCAATATTATGTCTCCCAAGAATATCAAGGTGGTCCAACAGACATTGTTGAAAATTTAGATCAATACATAAACCTCGATAGTCTCATTCCAGAAGTTATCGTAGGTAATGTTCTTTTAGAAAACAGTATTACTGCAACTAGCACTACAATAAATGTAGAAAGTACAAAAGGTTTTCCTTCACAGTATGGTTTATTGAAAATTGATGATGAAATTATAACTTACACCGGATCCACTGAAACATCTTTCACAGGTTGTATTCGTGGTTTTAGTGGCATTACTAATTATCATAAAGATCTTCAATATGAAGAGTTAGTCTTTAGTGAGTCTTCGGCAGTAGCACATGCATCCAACAGCACAATTCAAAATTTAAGTTCTTTATTTCTACAAGAATTTTATAAAAAAATTAAGTTTAGTTTAACTCCTGGTTTAGAATCTACGGATTTTGTAGAAAATTTAAACGTTGGTAATTTTATAAAAGAGGCAAGATCTCTTTATGAATCTAAAGGAACAGAGGAATCATTCAGAATTTTATTCAATGTTTTATTTGGAGAAACCCCAAGTGTAATAAATTTAGAAAAATTTCTAATTAAAACTTCAGACTCTAGTTTTATAAGAAGAAATGTAGCAGTAATTGATGTAATATCTGGAGACCCAACTAAACTAAACGGTCAAACGATTAAAAAATCTACTGATGAAAATACTAGTGGATCTGTATCTGAAGTAGAGACAATAACTAGGAAGGGAAAAACTTATTATAAACTTAACTTTTTTGTAGGATATGATGATACTTACCCAAACATTACAGGAACATTTTCAATAACACCAAATACTAAGGTCGTTGAAAATGTAACTGTAGATTCTACTGATCATAATGTAATTACAGTAGACTCTACAGTAGGATTTGCAGAGTCTGGATTCCTTCTTTATGGTGGAAATCAGATATTTTACACAAGCAAAACTATTAATCAATTTTTAGGATGTTATGTAGATTCTTCAGAATCTATTACAATTAATAAAACATCATCTTTGACATCTAATGAAACTTATTATGGATATGAAGATGGTGATACATCAAGAAAGGTTGAGTTTAAAATAACTGGAGTTTTATCGGATATTGTAATCGATTCCGATTTTTATAATGTTTCAGAAGGTGAAGAAATATATCCAAAAAATCTTGGACAGATTATAGAAAAGGGAAATAGTCCTAGGCAAATATTTGCAAATAGTTGGGTATATAACACTAGTTGCAGATATCAAGTAGATTCATTTTCTGCAAATACAATCACAACAAAATCTACAATCGATAATACTACTCTAACTGTTGGAGATAAGATTGAAGTTTTAAGAAGAAATACCGAAACTTTAGTTCCCACTTTTGAAGATCTAACTATATCAGCAATATTTGAAAATGAAATTACTGTTGATGTAGATACTAGTTCACTATCAATTTTAGATAAGTATGATATTAGGAGAAAGGTTAAGAAGGCATCTTCTTCACTGTTGCCCATTGAATTTGGAAATGATAAGATAACATCAGATGTTCAAAATGTTTATTCAGAAAATTCTAACAGTCTTTATGTAGCTTCTAATTCACTTCCTTCTTATTCTCTACAAACAAATGTTTTTGAATATACTGTAGTTGGTTTAGAAATTGAAAGTGAAAATCAGGATTATAGTGTTATTAAATTTGGAATTTCTCAAGTAGTTTCTTTTATAACTGGTGATAAAGTATATTATTATCCAGATGAAAGTGGAGCAATACAAGGTCTAGAGGAAGGAGCATATTATGTTGAAGTCTTGAAAAATAATGATATTGAGATTAATAATCGTAGAATTAGACTTTATTTAAGTAATTCTACGGTTGGGTCAGATGATTATGTTTCTTTTGGAAAATTGTCTAATGGCGTTGTCTCAGGAACTCATAAATTTATACTATATTCGCAAAGGTCTAAGTTAATTTCTCCACAGAAACTTCTTAAGAAATTTAAAATAGAACAGGAAATTGGAGATAGTAAAAAATATGAAACTGTTCCTGGATCTATTGGTCTTTTAAAAAATGGAGTTGAAATAT